TGCTAAACAGTCTTGACGTAATTCACAGACATCAATTAGAGTCTGAACAACTGATGTTGAGCTACGTCCGGGTGTTGCAAGGAGATCAATTACAACCTGCTCTGGTTCAGAGAATGCATAGAGACCAGTTCCAGCGGTTGCATTTCCCTTGATGAGATCATCCTGAGCATCTGGATCAACTGGAATGCCATCAGTACCACCTGATAATTGAATACCAGCAGCGCCTGTATTTGCAGGAGGAGCAGACAATGCAGTGTTATCTGTAACTCTGATGAATGAACTTTGTGAGTTGATATATGTTGCAACGTAGAAAGAAGAGGTCTGATTCTTGGTCAAGTTACCCCAAGCTTCAACTTGTGCTCCATTATTAAACACTTTGAATGCGAATGTGCCATCATTAACATTGTTGGAAATTTGAACAACAGTTTCATTTCCTTCAATGCCGGGGCTGTCAGCATAAATGGTAAAGCTATAAGCACCAGATGCCGCAGAAGATCCTCTTACAACGCCTGCTTCATCTGTCATGCCATCATCAGTTGTTTGAACAGGAGATAAGCCAGATGCTGTAGCATTTGACAATCCAAAGATAACATCAAGTGTGCTGTCGGTTTTAACAACAAGTTTACTTCCTGAACCGTAAGCTAATGTTCTAAGGATTATGTGGTCTGCGCCATCATCATCAGCTTCAAAGCCACCGAGAGGAGAAGCGATTTGATTGTTAATTTCGGTTACAACTTGAGCTGTTGTATAAGTTCCACCAGCAAGAGCTGAAAGGTCAATAACCTGAACAACATCATCGATATTAACATTTCCTGTGCCGCTGATAACAACTTGTAGTGCTGTTGAAAGAATAGTTGATGATACGCCAGAGAAATTCCAATCACCAACTGAAGTGTAGATATCGTCAGGATATTTATCTTCAGTACCAAGAAGTTCAGCTTGTGTCATGGATGTTCCCATGCCAATGATGCTGCTTGCACCGCCATAGATGCTATCCTGATGAGAAACAAGTTCAATTGTTGAACTTGTTCCGTAAGCCCAAACAGACTTGAGGGTTACACTGTCGCCAGTTGTTGCTTCAAATATAATTCCGTCAATTTCTGAAACAAGTTGATTATTAAGAAAATCTACAAGTTCATCAGCAGTAGCATATGTGTCTGCATCAACTACAAGAATTTTGCTTGCAAGTACGCCGTTTAGTTTCCAGCTGAAATACTGATCGTCTGCAAAAACAAAAGGACCAGTAGCTGATCCAAGGATTTCAATCAAGCCACCAGTTGCAGGAGCGACAACTGCTGCTGTGTTTGCCTGATAAGCACTTGTTGGATCGGTATCAGCAACTCTGGTTACGATGAGTTCGCTAGAAACTCTTAGAATCTGTTGTGCTGCATAGATTAGATAAGGATCACCAGTATCTGGGTGAGGATTGCCAAACTTGGAAACCAAGTCGGTAAGACTGGTTACTGAGGTTGGTGTATTGATTGGACCTTTACTCGCAAAACCTACAAGACCAATACTATGGAAGCTTGTGGTTGGAGAAATGAAAGTCAAATCATTCTCTGTAATTCTTACAGATGGGCTAATCGTGTTGCTAGCAGGGAATCCTCGTAAGTTTGCCATTTTACTTTTCTCCTTCAATCAAAATATTATTCGATATATATCTAGTCTTTATCAGACCCATTTTTTCTACTCTTTCTATATATGCAGTAGACCTCTCATCTTCTAAATTATAAATATTTTTTTTTGATCCCAATCCGGGAATGTTAAGAGTTGTAAAAGAATTTGACTTTTTCCTACTCTTAATTATAATTTGAACTGGATGCTTTTTCAAGTTTGTAATTTCAATCATAAAATTGGTGCCGTTTCCTCTATTTTTACTAGAACCTCTGTTATTGTTGCTTCGTCTACTGAGTCAACAAGATCTGCCTTTACCACTTTAATCAAAGAATCGTATTGTTTAACTGGTAGTGGCACATATGTTTGAGCAGTTAGTCCGAATTGAAATTTTATTACTCTTAAAGCTTGATCTCCGGGTTCGGTTTCAAGGTTATTAGCAATAGAATCCAATTTAACAATGACTTCTTGCAAAACGCCTCTAACTTTTATGTATGCTACAAGACTAAATTTTGTAACAATTTGTTCTAATATTTGATTCATATCTTCAAGTTGCATTGTCCAAGCATACATTGTGTAAGATACATTGATTGGAATTCCTCTTGAAACTCCAAATAATGTTTCTCTGTTTTGATATTTTGGTGCTTTAATTGGTGAAGATCCAGTATAAGCTTCAATGTATCTTACTGCTTGATGATATGTGTATCTTGTTGCATCTAATTCATATCCTGTCGAACTAATTGCAAGCATAGGAAGTTTGATTCTATCAACAACAAGTGTTTCATCTTTTCTTACATTTTGTTGAAGGATTGCAGCAACTGCTCTTTCTTGTGTTGCCCAAATGATTGGAATATTATGAGCTTTTCCTTCTTCATCAATAACGACAATATTTCTGAACAGATCCATTACAGCTTCGTCAGTTCCTCTTAATGCTTTTGAGTATCTGTATACTATGTTTTGATCTATTTGTTCTGCTGGATCATTAACAATTTTGCCAGCTTGCATTGGATCGCAGTTATTTGCTGCGCCGTTACCAAGATTTTGAACTAAGTTGTCATTAAGCCAATCGGCAGCGCCTTGTTCGCCGATATTATTTTGATTATCTGGTGGAACATGACAATTCATACCGGGAGGTGGATCAGTATTATTTGATCTGCCTAAAATACTTAGATCTGGGCAGGGGTTAATCTGATTCTCGTAGTGATTTGGATTTGGACCTATTGGAAGCATAATTTTATATAGTGGTTTCTCTTGATTTTACCTTGTTTTTAACTATAATAATTGCATGGACAAGAAACTCAAAGTGCTTTATCGAAATTACGGTTCCAGTATTGGACCCCGTAAAATCAAGATAGAAATCCCCGGTTTTGCTGGGGAGTCTAATGATCATACCAATGGCAGTAAAGCACAGCCATTTCATTGTTTACCATTTGTAGATGCAAGTACATACGCATTAGAATTAATATATCACTTTGATACGACAACGATAGTAAAGAATGTTGGTGGAAAGATTATATTTGATGGAGATTGGTCAAAAGAAAAATTAAATGTAAAGTATTCAACAATTCCGCCGTTTGGATTATTTGCAGAAGGTCATTATGGATTCACATCAAGTTTAGACATTCAGCCGCCGCCGGGATATATAATCAGAGTTGAACCACATCCAAGTTTTTATACAGATCCTACTTGGTCAACTCCATGTGCTGTTCCGGGTCATATTCAAGGAGAATTTTGGAGCAGTATTTTCTTTGTTGTATTTAAATCACCATTAGAAGGACAGCAACAAATATTTCAGAAGGGTAAGCCTTATGCACAAATATTTATTCTTCCTAAAAAAGTTGAATATAATGTTGAAGAAATGTCTCCTGAAATTAGAAAGAAGCGAGAGAAAAGAAACGATATAGTTTTTAATAACAGAAGAAAAGTTGCCAAACATGTATGGAAAGATAATTTAAATCAAGAATTTGATGATAAGTACAAACAACTTAAGATGATATTTGAGAAAAAAGGAATTGAAGGTGTTGATGAATTTCTAGAAAAAATTGTAGCTTGCCCTGTGGTGAAGAGCAAGCTACGATATAAACTTGTAAATTTTAAGAAACTGAATAAGAAAAAGTAATTTTACTTTATACTCTTAGTTAAATATCAAAATGTTTATAAATATAAAATTAAATTTAAATTATTTGTATAAATAAACATTATGAAAACATTTTTTGATTGGATGGCAAGTAACAGATATTATACTGAAGATACAAGAACAGGCATGCCTGTTAATCCTAATCAGCAAAAAGCACCTGTTGCTCCTAATCAGCAACAAACAACTGGTTTCCCAGATAATCGTGACACAAGTGTAAGAAGAGCAGCACCAAGCAATCCACAAGCTAACAATCAAATGAATGCAAATAAAGAATTAACACAAAGATGGTCTGCAAATTTTCCGTTAATAGCACAATCACTTAAACAAGCAAATCAATCGATTAAGAATATAAGTCCGAATGATCAGCCAACTGCCACACAAGCTATCGGCAATATTTCAAAAAACTTAGATGATGTCGCAAAGAATTTTTTAACATATAAAAATATTACTGTTAAAACTTTTGCTAATTTAAGAAATATTTTGAACCAAAAAACACAAGAACTAAAAAATTCACCGCCGCCTGTTAATCGAATGAGTGATCCCGCCTACAGTAGAGAGGCGGGAAGAGTTCAATAATTAATTAAATTTACAAATTACATTCCGCCGTAGCCGCCACCCATTCCAGTGCCGCTACCGCCGCCTTGACCGCCGCCACCCATTCCGGCACCCATACCACCGCCCATGCCGCCCATGCCACCACCAAAGCCGCCACTCATATCACCAGAGCCTTGATCTGCACCACCTGCTCCTGCTCCACCACTCATATCACCACCTGTTGGCGGTGCGCTTACATTTGGAGCGCCTTCAGGAGAACCTTCTTCTCCACCTTCTTCTTCTCCACCCTCTTCTTCTCCCTCTTCTCCTTCTTCATCTTCTCCAGAAATACTCTTAACAAGATTATCGAGTTGATTTAAAAGATCTTCAATTTGTCCACCCTTGTCTTCATCTTGACTCTTGAAATTTTCAATTTGATTTTTAAGAGTTTCAATAGCTGACTTAGTGCTCTCTGTATCTGATCCACCTTCGCTTGGTGCAACATTTGATTCATCGGTGTCTGCTGGCGCATCACCTTCTTGACCTTGTTGATTTTGTTGATTTTGGAAAGTATTCATTTGATCTTGTGGGATCTGTGCTTGTGCAGAAAAATCTGCTTGACCACCAGCAGGAGGAGCGCCAGCATTGCCACCACCCATGGGGTTAGGATTTTGCATCATACCGGGCATCGGCATGCCACCTGCATCTTGTTCTCTAAAAACCCTTTTGTTTTCAAGAATTCTGTACATCTCATAAAAAGTCTTCATATTTACTCCTAAACTATCTTAAAATCAGCGTTTTCAGTCTTTCCAACAGATGAACCACTAACAGTATCTTCTTGGAATCTCTGACAAATAAGTTGTAGTCTCAATGCATTATATAGTTTAAACTCACCTAATTTTCTTTCAATAATGACCCAATCTTCATTTAAAAATGGAGTCTTGACTCTACTGCCTATTTTAGGTGGGTGACCAAGGTCTCTTAAAACTGCACGATAGTTCAAATCAAATGTCATTTCATCAGGTGAATCTATACCAAAAGCAGTTTGCATATTTTGGGAAGGAATTGGTTCGTATACACACCATAGTTGTATAGGATTTTGACTATAAATTTTTGCTCTTGATTCAACATAAAGAGGATCAATATTATTTGCATCTATAAAAAGTTCATAATAGAACAATGGTGATCCGCCCAGACGGATTGTTTCTTCATCATAAAGATCAAACAAGCTTCTTTCTGGCAATCCATCATCGAATTGCTGTAAGCTTCCTGTAGGACAATATGGTTTTCCATCTGGTTTATATATTGTCATTTTTTCCTTAAGTACAACTGTTAAGAGAAATTTGTGCTGTAATCAGGATCTGACCACCAGTTCCGGGCAATTGAAAAGGAGCAGCGGTGAATCTTTCAAGCCATAACAAATCACCAGCAACATTTGTAATGTAATATCCAAAAACAGTTGCTGCTGCTGTTATATTAAATGTTTGTTCTGGATAACTTGCAGTGGTAACACCAGAAGTTGTTGCAACTGTCCAAGTTGCTGCTGTTAGAGTGATGGCTGCATATCCAGTAGAAGTAACTTCTGTTATATCGCCTAATACAGTAGTTGAACTTGGTGTTAAGTTGTTCGAATAAAGATGCAACACAGTATTTGTTGGTGCTACCTTATTAAGCATATTGCTTAAAAGAACTACTTCGCCAACATCTGGAATTACTAATGCCATGAAAAACTCCTAGTTAATTCGATCTATATATATTTAGATGGTAATTCACAAAAAAGATGGAAGTGTTTTTAAATTAAATGGACCTAATGAAATTATGTTCACACAGGAATCGTGGAGTGCCTTCAAAACACACAATTTATCAAACTTATCAAATTGCAAAATGGAATCAAATATTCCTCATGTTATTTTAGGAAAGAAGAAAATTGTTGAAGAAAATAAGGTAATTGAACCAATTAAAGAAGAAATTGTTGAAGAAGAAATTGTTATTGAAGAAACTCCTGAAGAAATTGTCGTTGAAGAAGTTGTTGAAGATAAAAAGAAAACAAATGAATTTGATAATTTTAAAAAAACTATTATGCATTGTGCTTTAGCAAAGAAAATAGAAGTGAAAGATGATTTGTATGGTGAAACTGCATTAAAGGTAAAATTTATTGATAAATTTACATTTGAATCTATAGTTATGAACAAAAATGATTTTGTACTTATATTTTGGACAAAACTAGATAATTTGACAATTGGATCTGTGTTATATCCACAAGATGATTCAAAAAGATGGTGGGAAGTGAGAGAAATTGAGGATGTTCCCGGTGGTCACAAGATTACTTGTTGTATCACCAGAAACACCCCTGCTTTTTAAGTTATTGCTTTATCCATCATCTCACCTATTGCTGCTCGAACAGCAGCAGCATCAGCATCTTTGCCAAATCTTTTTCTCATTGTTCCAGAAACTCCTAAATTCTTTTTATATAATACATAACTTAGGCTACTCATTAAACTTCTCAAGGTTTGTGAAATGACAGTTTGTGCAAGTCTTGACGCTATTGGACGAGTTAAATTAAAAAGTCTTAAATTCCTTAAAGCTTTATCTTTTATTAGATTTTTAAAAGCCAAATATGTTGTTGGCGATATGATTCCTTCTTCAGGATCATAAAATGTTTTCAAGAAAATATTAAATCTTCCCTTATAATTTTCTTTTACGAATTTTTTAACAAGTTCATCAAATAAATCATCATCACCCATTACAAGCATAAGATTTTCTAAATTTTGATTTAAATCTTCTC